TAACTACTTTAATAAGTGTTTTCTTAATATATAATCTATGAAAATCTCGTAATCCCTTTGTTTGTGAGAAATTAGAAATTTTATTATAATATACATCATCATCTGCTAATTCATCAGGAATATTATTACCAGTTCTAATCATTTCTTCCGTAATTGGATTATGAATGCTATGCCAATTACTATTAGCAACTTTATATGAATTACCATATTGAGGAGCACCTTTTCTATATTCTTCAGTTTTATCATATCTGACTCTTAGAGGAATCCATCTCCATTTATTTTCTCGTGTCAAATCATATCTAAATTCTACAATTATTCCATCTCCAAATACTTCCTTTTCCTCTGTAAGTAGTTGTTTATTTCCACTTTCATCTGTTTCTAACATTACATTACAAATACCAGCTTCAGCATCAAATGGATTGGTCGCAAAGAATGGTAATGGTTTATATAATCGTTCATTATCATCTTTAAATGATGGAACTTTGTCGTTAATAACATCAGAACATGGATTCATATAACCATCGCGCTCTTCGTCGAATCCAACACGAAGAATAAGGGTTTTATATTGGGACAGTTGTTCATATGCTGAAGCATCTACTCCACCTTGAAATATATTTCCAATAGCATCTCCACTACCATTGGCGTCTTTTTTTGTAGTAACTAAGAAATCAACTGTATTAAATTGAGGAGGTTTCCATTTAAAAGCATGTTCCCAAGTTGCCCTTTTTAATGGTCCAGCCTCTCCAGGAATGTTACCTCCAGCACCTAGAGTAGCAGGTGTAAAGATTAAACCATCAACCTCATATTCATATAGCCCTTGTTTTTCTTGGTCAATAATAGTATTACAACACTGAAATATACTTTGTGATTCATTTTCTGCTTTAAAATTTTTATGATCAATACGCATCGGAGATGGTTTGTCAATAAACGATGATACAGCATTCAGATTTTGAATAACATTTACCAATACAGGTAATCTAAACTTAGTTTCTATTTCACTTGAATCAACATCACGGATGAAAGGATTTGCTCTGATATCTTTTTTATTCACAATATAAATATCAAAAGCAGCATATAGATTAATAAATTCTCCCTTTTTATTGTGTAAAATATGTTCACCATCTAATATAGATTCAAATAAATCAACATTTTTTGTAAGCGCACCTGTAAATTGAATATTCATATTCGTATCTATTAAGAATATCTTACCATCCTTATTAATAAATAATAACTTTCTCATACCATCTGCCTTTTCTGTAACAGTATACTTATTGCGGATATTAGGAGAGATAACATCATCATTAATTGGAGAAATGTTAATCATTTGTAAAGTTACTGGTTGAGGTCCTAAAAACATATTGGATCTCATTCTCATTTTAGCATTGTAATCCTTTTTATGAACCAATTTTAAATACTGAATTCCAACATCATTTATTTCACTATATGGAACTGGATAATTGGTATTTTGTAGTCCAGATAATATTACTCTAATTGCTTTTTTTAGAATATTTGATAATTTTTTAACATCATTAAATTCAGTTCCAGCTCCAACTAGATTGTTAACAACTTCAAGTTCGATTTCGTATTTTTCTATATCATTAAACACATCAGCTGCTTCAATTGTATATTCAGGTTTTTGTTGTAATTGTTTTCGTCCTCTAAATTCAACTTCTTCCGTTTTTCCTTCTTTCACTATACTTAAATCAAATCTAATAGGATAATCTCTATGCTGAAATGTAGTTCGAGTAATATATCGAAATGTCTTTTTATTATCATTCCAATTAGATTTAATATTTTGAGCAAATGAACTATTAGATGAAATGGATTTTTCAGTTTGAAAATCTGCTCTTAAATTATAATCATTAATATCTACAGGTCTAATTTTTTTGTCATTAATAAACACACCTGATTTTTGGACAAAGGTAGGGTATATTCTGTCAGTATCAATAGTATTTAATTTACAATATTCTTGAATCTGATGTAAACCGTTAATTTCAACACGGACATTTGATTGTTTTGTTTCGCCAGTTTCTTTATTGGTATATTCACTCTTCATTTTTAAACTAGGAGCATTATTACTTATCATAACCATACCAAACGATTTAAGCCTTTGAACAACATCATCAAAATTATTTTTTGATATTTTTCTATATCCTTTTGTTCCAAAACGAATTTCAAACTCTGGTGTTTTATCTGTTAATGTATTAATATTTTCTAAATACGTACTAACAATATTATCAAATTGCTGTTGGGGAGTTAATTCCGTCATTTGTATATATACTTTAACATATTATTTTATATTTGTTTCAATTTTAAATTTAATTATTTAATTTATATAATATTTTCTCATACATTTGAGGTTTCGTTAATTTAATTGTTTCGATTTTCAACCGCTTACATATGTCTCTCAACTCATCAGCTTTATAACTAGAAACTGCTTTTAAAGGCTTATCTAAATTTTCTAATTTCCAAAAATTATTGCGGTAATATTCAATCTTATCAATTGTTACGTTCTGCTTTAATCCAAAGTTGTTTTCATATTTTTCAATTAAATAAATGGGATTATTTTCATTAACAATAACTTCATAATATTTTTGATTATCAATATAAAAAATATTTATATTCTTAAGATAACATAAGGCCTTAATAGAAGTCATTGTTATCATTTTATTATGTGCTAATTCTGTTTCTACTGTATTTTTACTAACCTTGATCGGTTTGAAGAGGGATTTATTATTTCGAAATTCTTCAATCCATTTATATTTAATTTCCTTTTCTTTTGTAAAATAATTATGTACCATATCATACTCTGAAAGATTGAATAAAATAATATAAAAACACCAAAATAATTTGTCTTTTTGTTTCGGAAAAAAAACATCATTTGATGCTGTTTTCGTAATTGTAACATTTTTATCTTCTTTTTTATTTGTAGGTTTTACATTATTATTGTTGATAACTTCAATATTACATATGTTTTTTGAAGTTAGCATATAATCATTTGCTTCATTTAATATATCTTCGACTCTAGGCATTAAGTTGTATAGAAGAATTATCTTTATTATCTTTAAAATATGTATTAGATAGCTCATCTTTCTGAGCTTCAATATCACTCAATTGCTTTTCTTGTTTGTTAACATACTTTAAATAGTCTTCAAGTTGTGTTATTGTAGAATCCTTAAGACTAGTCATATTAATAAAAATACCATTTTTATTTTCATTGATAGTAATACTATCATCGCTTTTTAGTATTTTCAATATTTCCACTTGGTGAAATTTTGATAATTCTTCAATACTCTCCTTCAAACAATTTAAATTGCTCATTTATATATTAAATTTAAATTGTTTTTAAATATATTACTTTAATGTTAATTTTGGCATTTTCTTCACACCCTTTTTATACCTATCTGACTTTGGTTCAACGATTTCTCCGATGATACTTACTTGTTCATCATTTAATTCATATCGTTGACCAATCACTTTTGCTGTAATTTCATCACCTTCTTCGACAGTGCTAAAATATTTATTATTATAATGATGGTCTCTAGTAATATAAATTACTACAGGAGACACATCCTCATCAATAACAGCTCTAATACCAGCTTGTGTTTTATTTTTGATAAAACATTTAATTTTCATTCCTTCAACTGGACAACAAACTAGACATTCAAATGCTACATCAAATTCAATAACATCTTCAAATAACACTCCACTAGAATAAGTTAATACTCTTGTTGAATCAGGTTTAATAAATCCCTCAATAGTACACTTTCCTTCAATATCCCTTTTAATCTTATTTTGTAATAATTCCTTAATATTCTTTCCTACTTTCTTGAAAGGGACATGAATTTTCCTTGATAACAATGAATTCATATAAACTCCAATGTCACCAGCTTTTTTGCGTGTGTCTTTTTTCGCTACTTGCGTATCCATATTATTATATAATAAGAAGTTTATTCTTTAATTGTCTTCAATTTTATTTTATTTAAAATGAATTTTTTCCAAATCATTAATTATTGCTTCTTCTGGTGAAAGAAACCATCTTTTATTGTTTTTATTTGTTTCATTGAAATATCTTAAATACATTTCTTGTAAAACACAAAATTCAGTTTTATTTATACCTTTTATATTTTCAGGTGTGTATTTCACATTTTCATCTTGATCTTTCCCAATTATAGTATTTAATAACTTAACAGCATCACTTTTACCAGATTGGTCGCATCTAGCTCCCTTACTTCTTTTGTCATCCATATTTTTCACTTTAAAAATATTTATTTCTTCATCTTTAAATGGTCCCATAAATCCTACATATAAATTATAATCCGATAAAGGAATGATTAATTTTTTAATAGACATAGCCAAATCTGTATAATCCTCTTGTTTTCCTTCATTCCATGATTTACTTCCTAATACCAATAAAGATTGACTATTTTTATTTAATTTAAGATTTTTCTTGGATAAAATAATTCCTTTAATACCCTTATTAATTAATAATTTATCGTCATAATAATTCTTAATTTTCATTTCTATTGTATCTAACTTATCTTTAAAATAAATATAATTTAATATTTCGAAAGTTTCATTAAATGATAGTTTTTCTAGAATATGTCGTAATAAGAATACTGTAAACATTTCATCATCTATTCCAATATCATCTTTTAACAAATTCTTAGTATGAATAGTCGCTAAATATAAATACCAATTATCTTCTCCTCTTTTAACTGATTCTATTTTACTATTTCCTGTATTATAATTCTCTTTAATTCTATCTAACACATCTATATTTTCTATTACATTAATACTTTCTTTTATTACAATATCATCGTTAGGAATGTCTATTATTTTATCAGTTATCTTTACCTCCTCTACATTCATATTAATTGGTAACGAAATCATATCCGCTTTATAATCAATTGGAACCCGTCTATCAAAAACACTAATATTTTCATTAGTTAATTCAATTGGTTGAAATAAATAATACTCTTCAATATTAATTAATCTACCAATTCTGTCATATTTATCAATCAAATAATCATTTCTGTCGTTAATTAAGGATGTCAATGCTACATTTATTTGTATTAATGGATAATTTCTCTCTACATTTATTTCACTAATTAATGTATCTTTTTTATAAAAGAATCTTTGTTTAAATAAATTTCTTATTCGTTGAATAATTTTATCAGTATTAATAAGAATAAATGCTTCGTTATAAGTATCTAATTTAATTTCCTCTTCTGTAATTTGTTTGAATGGTTTACATTTAAAATCACAAGTATCCATATAATCACACGATACCGTTTTTGCTTTATCACCAATAGGATAATCAATTATCATTTTATTAGACAATTGTTGTTTAACAATAGTATTCATATTTTCTTCTGTAAATAAAGTTTGATCAATATTTAATAAACAATCTACAGATGATTCTTTCAAAATTCTACTTACTCTTCCTATTTGGACAGCTTTCATTTCTGCTATTCTATAAATATATAGATCAACTGCTTCATCGTCTTCATTATTTAATAATGTTCCATATAGAAATATCTCAACATTTCTCTCTTTAAAAGGTAGTTGTTTATGACTACAATTTCTAACAGCTCTTCCAATAATTTGTTCAACCAAACTTAAGTTATACCACGGCTCCATAATATGAACTTGTCGCAAATTTTTAAAATCCAGACCTTCTGAACCGGTCATTGAAATAATTATTACCTTTATTTTCTCTCCA